GGGATCAACATGAACGTCAAATGCTCCTACGATGAGGTGGTTGCACCTCATAAGCTTATTCCTAATCCAAAGAATCCGAACAAACACCCACCCGAACAGATTGACCGACTGGCAAAGCTGATTGATTTTCAGGGGCAGCGCCATCCTGTGATCGTATCAAAAAGATCAGGCTTTGTTGTTGTTGGTCATGGACGCCTTGAGGCAATTAAAAAGCTGAATTGGGAAGGCGTTGCAGTAAACTTTCAAGACTTTGAATCTGAAGCGCAGGAGTTTGCTTTTGTCACCAGTGACAATGCAATTGCCGAATGGGCAGAACTTGATCTTTCACTGATAAATCAAGAGATGCTTGACCTGGGACCGGATTTTGACCTTGAGTTACTAGGTCTCAAGGACTTTGTGGTTGAACCAATCGAGAAGTTTGAACCTCAATCAGATGAGGACGATGTACCAGAGGTGGTGCATCCTATCACGCGCAAAGGTGACTTGTGGCTACTTGGAAAACACAGATTGCTGTGCGGTGACTCAACGATGATTGATGATGTTGAAAAGTTAATGAATGGTGAGAAGGCTGACATGGTTTTTACTGATCCGCCTTATGGGGTTTCCTACACTGGAGGATTGGGCGATAGTGGAAATGGGATAGAGTCAAACAAAAGAGAGATGATTAAGAACGATGACATAGACCTTTACTATGAGGCTGTCACAACGGCTAATCACTTTTCAAATGGCCCTGTCTTTATGTTTTATGCTGATACTGTTCCTTTTCAGCTTTACGCAGCGGTAAAAGACGTTGGAGCGAAAATTGTTGCAATGATAATATGGAAGAAAAAAGGTGGTTATGGAGCGCTGGGAGCATCGTACAAACCAAATCATGAGCCATGCCTGATTTGGTTACCAAAGGGTAAGAAGCTTAGCTTTATCGGTGAAACTACAGAAAACAGAGTATGGGAGATGGATAAGGATGGACTCAATAAGCTTCACCCAACACAAAAGCCGGTGGCTATTCCAAAAAGAGCAATAGGGAACCATGAGGCAAAAATAGTCTTAGATATATTCGGAGGATCTGGCAGCACAATGATTGCCTGTGAGGAACTAGGGAGACAGGCAAGGCTAATGGAGCTAGACGAAAAGTATTGCGATGTAATCATCAAGCGCTGGGAACAATACACCGGAAAGAAAGCCACACTTGAATCAACTGGTCAGACCTATGATGAACTTAAAACAGAGAGGGATTCATGAAAAAGGCTGGCAGACCAAGAATTGAAATTGACCAGCAACAGCTTGAGGCATTGTGCAGAATGAATCCAACATTGAAAGATGCCGCCGCGTTTTTCAAATGCTCAGAGGACACCATTGAAAGGGTTTGCAAGAGGTTTGGATATTTGGATTTTGCGGATTGTCGCGCACAAAATATGGTCCACACCAGATTAAAGGTCATACGCAAGGCAATTGAGATGGTTGAAAAAGGAAATACTGCCATGACAATCTTTGCTTTAAAAAACCTATGTGGCTGGTCTGACAAGCATGAGGTGGTCAACCCTGGTGACAACAAGTTCACTCTTGCATACACCATAAATGACTGAGTTTGAAAAAACCACATCAACGCCAAGGCTGACAGAGTTTGATCCAAGGAAAGTTCCTTTTCAGATTGATGTCATCAAGCATGTCCGAAAAGTTCACCTGTACAATCAAGGACCATGTGAGCTGATGCTGTCAGGTTCAGTTGGTTCAGCCAAAACAATTCTTGCCGCTCATCTTGTGGCAACACATGTGCTGCACAACAGTGGCGCTCAAGTGGTGGTCATGAGGCGAACACTCAAAGATCTCAAGGCGACATTTTGGCGTGTCTTGCTCACTCACTTTCCAGAGATGAACAGCTGGTTGAACAAATCTGAAATGAGAATCACTTTGCCAAATGGATCAATCATTTATGGCCTATCATACGATGATGGACGCTTTGACAAGTTCCGGTCATACGAACTCTCAATGGGAGTTCTTGAGGAGGGAACAGAGTGTGATGACTCTGACCTTTATGATGAGGTGTTTCAGCGCATTGGACGCTTGCCGCATGTCAAAGAGAACCTGATGCTGGTTGTGACCAATCCAGGTTCACCATCACACTGGTTGCATGAAAGGTTTGTGGACAAGCCAACGCCAAACAGAAAAGTGTTCTACTCAATCACAGAACAAAACCCATTCTTGCCTGAATGGTACATTGAAAACCTCAAGCGCTCACTTGATCCAAAGAGAGCGCAACGCATGTTGTATGGTAAATGGATTGAGATTCTGTCTGATGTCATTTACTACAATTTCAATTCAGAAATCAATTTCAAGCGTGAACAATACAAGTGGAACGCATCTCTGCCACTGGATCTGATGTTTGACTTTAACATTGGACTTGGCAAACCATTGTCATGCGGCGTGGGTCAAGTGGTCAACGGTCACTTTCACCTTGCCAGGACGTTCATCATTGAAGGTGCCAGGACCGCTGACATGTGTGAGGAGATTCAGGAGAGTGGCATCGTGGACATGTTCTCAACTGTTCGCCTGTACGGTGACGCATCGGGATCACACAAGGACACCAGGAACACGCGCTCAGATTGGGACATCATCAAGAAAGCCTTTCAAAACTATAAGACCAAGGACAATCGCTCAATCAATGTTGAGTACCATGTGCCCTTGTCCAACCCGCCGATCAGGGCAAGGCACAACCTGATGAACACCCTATTCAAGAACACAATCGGTCAGGTAAGGTTTACTGTTTGGAAAGACGCACAGCCAGCCGAGAAAGGTCTGAGGCTGACGGCATTCAAGAAAGGTGGATTCATGATTGAGGACGACAGCCTGGCAGAGCAACACATCACCACGGCCATTGGATACTGGTGCTACCGAATCGAAAACGTAAAGCCATTGCCAGCCGTGAACTTTGGATAATACAATTTTATAAACCAGGGGAACCCAAAATGATTTTTGAAAACTATGATCTGACGCCTGAGTTCATCAGGCAACTTGTCCTTGAAATTGAGTCAGGTGCAAACATCCAACGCAAAAGACGCTCGTGGATTTCAAACCAGATCAGAGATGGCAAACTGTATGACTATGTGCAGAACAGACTCAAGATCATGTACCCCAAGAACTGGACCATGTACTCCATCAGTGAGTATTCCATTTCTAAAAAGGTCATTGATAAAAAGTCCAAAGCGTATAAGCGCCCACCCATTCGCAGGGTGATCAGCGATCCAAACGCCACCAACGCCTATCAAGAGATTCTTAAAAAGTTCCGTTTCAATCAGGCCATGAAAACCTTTGACGCTGTATACAACGAACACAAGTACGCGCTCTTGGCTTGCCTCATGGACACCGATGAACTCGGCAACCCATTCCACAAGTTCTTTTCCATGGCACCGTGGGAGTATGATGCGGTCTTTGACAAGGACGGAAACCTCAAGGTGGTTGTCCTTTCAAACCCACCTCAGACTGTAAAGCACTCAACAGAGACCGATGCAATTGACACAATCATCGCTGAGTCTGGTGACGCTGACCAAGGCAACAACCGGCGCGTGTACATCCTTTGGACTGACAGGCAACACGTTGAACTCATCGTCACAGGCAAGCGCGGTGACATCAACTCAACCAAGATTGAGCAACGCTTGCTTGGTCCTGGTGGCAACGGTGCAAACCCTTACGGTGTTCTACCGTTCGCCTATGCGCCAATGACCATGGACGCCAACTACCCTCTGCCATCACCGCTGCCAAGCCAGACGGTGGAACTCAATGCACTCATGTCAGTGTACCTCACCAGCGCCAACCAACAGGTGGGTGTGTTCGTTTTGAAATACCCATCAGACCAGCCGATCAACATGGTCTCTGGTTCGATGTACACCGCTGTGCAGTTGCCGCAATCAAAGAACCCTGAAGACGCAAGGACTGAGGCTGATTTCATTTCACCAAGCCCAGACCTCACAGGCCACAAGGACGCTGTGATGACTTACGCTTCTGCCATCCTTGATGAGCATGGGTTGTCATCGTCAGTGGTCACAGGGACCAACCAGACGTTCACCAGCGCACTTGATCGCATCATCGCCAACTCAGACATTCAGGACCTCATTGAGGACAACCAGGAAATGTACTCTGAGGTTGAGAAAGCAGCTTATAAGATCATCGGCGCACAACTCAGATCAATCAATTCAAACATTGAACTCCCGCCTGATGAGTTGGTTGTGGTTTACCCCAAGCCAAAGGTTCTCGTTTCTGATTCAGAAATCTTGGACAACATGAAGAAAATGAAAGAACTCGGAATCTTTCAGGACTGGGAACTGTTGCAAGTGTTTGATCCAAACCTTGACCAGGATGAGGCACAGGAAAAAATTGCAGAGATCAAAGCTGGCAAA